TTTAGATATTCTTGTTGAAGGTGGTTTAGGTACCATTAGTGTATTTAATGCAGTTGCAAATGAAATAAAAAATACTTCTACCGGAAAAAATTCAGGATATCATAAATTGTATAAAAATTGGGACGGTGGATATTATGAGGACATTTACTTACCTGGTATTTTAGAAGGAAATGTGGTTGATCCTGGTCAATATTTGCCAGATGATACCAATTATAGATATGAAAAACCCGATAAAGCAAATCCTAATATAAACGATTCTGACGGTATTACAAAACCTCTTATGGCGGCAGAATATGGTCCAAACCAAACAGGTGGGCGTGATAGCTTTATAGCTAATGAATACCAAGCGGTATTTGAAATATTCAGAGAATTTGTAGAATTCACACGGAGACCTGGAACCTTATTTATTGCCGATCCAGTAAGACATATTTTTGTACAAGGTAACAAACTTGTATCAGAATGTCGTGTGTGGGATGACGAAGACGGGGAAATGGTAAATGTAAACTTCCCACAACATATATATTGGCCATTAAAGAATCTATATGCAGAAACAAGTACTAGTTATGCATGTACATATGCTAACTGGGTTAAAGTTGCAGATACGGAATCTTCGGAATTTCATTGGATACCGTTTTCTGGATTTGCTGCAGGAATTATGTGTGATGTGGATCGTACATATTTCCCATGGTTTGCTCCTGCGGGATTAAATCGCGGAAGAATTGGCGGAATTGTAGAAATCGGATATAACACAACTCAAAAACAACGTGACCTATTGTATAGAAGTTCAATCAACCCTGTTGTATTCTTCCCTCAAGATGGATTCGTTGTTTGGGGCCAAAAGACGCTATTGAAGACTCCAAGTGCATTTGATCGCATTAATGTGCGTAGATTATTCTTGGTGTTAGAAAAAGCAACATTAGCTGTCGCTAGATACTTCGTATTTGAACAAAATACAATATTCACGCGTACGAGATTAGTAGATACATTAAGACCGATATTCGAGAGAGCTAAGAATAACGAAGGTTTATATGACTACATGATTGTATGTGATGAAAGAAATAATACACCAGATACAATTGACAACAATGAACTAATTGTAGATATATACTTAAAGCCTGTTAAGACTGCAGAATTTATCTTGATCAGTTTCATTGCAACAAGAACTGGACAGGAGTTTTCAGAATTAATTTAATAAAAGGAGAGCATTATAATGGCATTAGAACCTAATTTTTTACCGCGTTCATTTTACGAACAAGCGTTAGAGCGAGATTTTTCTCGTGATTTTCAATTAAGAGTAATTGATATTGGAAATGGCTTTATAACAGAAGAAGATAATGTTTTTATTAAAACTACATCTCTTCCTAAGTATCAAATTCATAATCAACCCACAAATTTCATGGGTATGAAATTTAATATACCAGGAACTGCTGAATATGCAGGTAATGAAGCATGGACAGTGCAGTTTCGTTGCGATCTTACTTTTAATATTCGACATAAAATAGAGACATGGCAACATCAAATATTTACACAGTTTGATCAACCCGAACTAGAAATTGCGCCCGACGGACCAGGAGCCGGTATTTATAATGTCCCATCTATGGAACGAACGGCCACATTAGCATTACATGATAGATCTGGTAAGTTTTATAGACAATATTCATTAATTGGTGTATATCCTGTAAGTATTGGTGATATGAATTATGACCAAACCGGTAACGGGGCTATAGTTGACTTGCCGGTTACATTAGCTTATCAATGGTGGGAACTTGATTTTATTGATTGTCCTGAGGCAAGAATGGAACCAGATGTTGAAGATAATTGTTAATTAAACAAATGTTTAAAAGCGCCCCAGGGCGCTTTTTTTTGGCCCATAGCATAAATAATTATAAAGGATATTATATGATACAACGATCCCCACAATTTTTTTGGGAAGCCCTAAATATAGGAACACCATATACTCAGATGGCATTAAAACCGTTATGGTTTGTATCTTTTAGGTTACCTGATATTTTAAATATAGGAACAGGAGACGATGGAAGATTAGGCGCAGAAGTAGACATAGGTGAATATACAATTTTAAATGAAAAAAGAGCTTTATTGGGTGATTTAGATAATAACGGGGCGGCCTTTGGACCTACTGATGCTTGGGATGGAACTGAACCAGATCGTATAAATTATATACGCACAACTGATTCAAAGTGGATATATAACAACGGTAACATGTTTGTATCTGATGTAATAGTACCAGGTGATTCATATTTGGTCTCTAGAAAAAAAATAGACAATTATGGAAGAGGAGAAGTTGCAGGATTAATTGGTGGTGGACGAGGAGATTTTGAACCTCTTAGTATTAAATTTTTTGAAACCAATTCATCTTTTGTTGAAACAGTTATTCGTCCATGGCTTATTTATACTGCTCATAATGGGCTTAAAATACAAAGTGTAAAAACAAACATTTATGTAGTCTTACTTGGATTTAATATAAATGAAATAAATAATCCGACAGAATATTATATAAGAAAATCATATACATTTCACGGTGCGTTTCCACAAACCGTAGGAACGGAATCATATGATCACATAGATGGTTTAATGGTGCGCGATGTACAATTTGGCTATAATTGGTATAGTACTCAGGGTTGGTATGAAGGGGGAGAATAAAATAATTATGAGTATATATAAAACTGACATATATATTCCTTCGATAAACACAATACACCCTTTTAATGAAATTAATACTCTTCAACAAAAAGGTATATGTAAGGCCGCTTTAATATCACATGATATATATTGTACAGAATTTTTAAATTCATTGGTTGATGTTTTTTCTCAAAATAGCAATAAATTAATAGTTGACGAACTAAATATACATGATTTATTATTGATTGCCATAGGATTAAGAATAGAAAGTATAGGATTGGAAATACCTTTAACTATTACTTGTAGTAAATGTAATAAACAACATAAATACACTATAAAATTAAATGAGTTATATAGTAAAATTTGGAAAAAAAATAATTTTGATAAAAAAATAGAAGATAATAACTACATTATAGAAATGTCGGTTCCTAGCATAAAAAAAGAAATAGATATAATGTATAAATTAAAAACAATTGCATTTACAGATGAAGTAGATGCAATAAAAAAAACGTTTGTATTGAATATAGATAGATATATAACAAACATAAAGAATAAGTCTACCGGTAAATATATAGAATTAAATAATAAATATCAATTTTTTGATAATTTATCCATAGATCTTATAAGTCAAATGCTAAATTCAATACAACAACTACAAATGGAATACAAATTATTTGATTTTAAATGTAATATTGAAAATTGTACTAATACACTATGTAAGACTTTAAATTATGATTTAGATAAATTCTATTTTTTCTTAAAGTTGCTATTTAAAAGCAATGTAATAGAAATTTTAAAGGACGAATTTTATTTGCAAAAAATAGGAGTATCATTATCATATTCTGATCAATTAACACATCTTGAACGTCAAATAATATGGTCATTTTTCAATGAATTAGAGGCAAAAAAGAAAGATGTATTAAAAACAACAAATAATGTTGAAAAACAATCACGGCCAGGGATCCCAAATTATAATAGGCGGAGTATGTAAATATGGAAACCTTTAAAGATATTTTTAAAAATATAGATTCTAACGGGATATATACCCCCGAAGAACTACAGCATTTCTTTTTGGGCGTAAAAAATAAAGTATCAAATTTATTAAACAACTATGAACACATAAAAAATGTAGAAACACCGGAATTATTCTATAAGCAAGCGAATATTAATGATATTATAAATATAACTGAAAATTCAGATGAAAATATACTTTCTGTTTTGAACAATTTGAAAAACGTATTAATTGGACAAATTCAAGAAAAAAACAATATTAAAAAAGAAGATATTTTAAATGCAATTACTGAATTTTCCAATAAACAAAAAGCTTTTCAAAACATATATCATATTATAAACAATGTTAATGATGAAATTAAAAAAATAAAATGGCCAAATGAAAAGGAAAATATAAGTGATATATCAACTCAAATTATAAATAAATTTTTTGTTGATTTTATTGATAATTTACCCCAAATGTCTAAAAATAATAATTTTATAGATAATACCCAAATAGATGTAAATTTAAAAAATAATATTCCGATATTGGATAATGTGTTCGATACAACATCTGATATTAACATGACAGAACATGATACTGGTACAAAAATAAACGATAATACTTTATATAATAGAAATATTCAAAATGAAGAAACGGTTAACAAAAATATTCAAAATGAAGAAACGGTTAACAAAAATATTCAAAATGAAGAGACGGTTAACAAAAATGTTCAAAATGAAGAAACGGTTAACAAAAATGTTCAAAATGAAGAAACGGTTAACAAAAATGTTCAAAATGAAGAGACGGTTAACAAAAATGTTCAAAATGAAGAAACGGTTAACAACTCGAATATCAGCAAAAATATTATTAATAAATCGGCATCGCTTATTAATAAAACAGAGGGACTTTCAGATAATATTGAATCAAATTACTATAATGAAACAAGTTTACAACAAATTGTTACTGACATTTACAATATAATTACTCAAACATCACAAAATAATAATGATCAAGTATTATATAGAAATATTGGTGGTGATGTGCCTGGTATCGGAAATACAGATACTGTTCCAGCTATGCTAACTCCGGGTGAATATGTGATAAATAAGGAATCTACACAAAAATATAAACCCATATTAGAACAAATTAATAATGATACTTTACCAAAAAATATAATAATAAATAATTCATTAAATGATGTATCTAAATTTAAACATGGGGGCATGGTTAATGTTAATTCAGATCCTTCTAAAAATGATTTTTTTGAAAATATATTAAATACTATTCAAGGACATTCAATTGAAGAATCATTAAAACCATTGAACGGTATTCAGTCAATAATGAATAATGAAATAAAAAACGCATTTGACCAAACAAAAAATACAATAACACTTCAAAATATTGATAAGGGTATACAACAATCTTCACAACTCGGGCAAGGACAAACACAAAAGAATGTTCCTGTTCCTACACCTCAAAGTCCACCTGTTGGATCAGATAGTTCATATAATGGTATACGTGATCCAGCTTATTTGTGTAGAATACAGGCATGGGAAAGAATTACAGGTGGAGTATCAAAAATAAATACAATGTAAGGCGGGAAAAATATGGTAGAAAATATAGGTCAAGTTTATGATATAGTACACAATATAGACGGTCGATGGTGTGCAGCTGACGCTTATAGTACCACTTTAGAGGATGTGCCTCAAATAATAATGACAGAATATCAACAGCAAGGTAATGCTGTTGAACGCGCGGCTGTTTATTGGGCGGATTTTGATGAGAAACTAAAAGAAGATAATCCATATCAAAATCTGTATAAAGCAAATGAAACTGGTAATGTGTATTGCTTACCGTATTTAACAGATGAACACCATAGAGTAACCCAAAAATGGGCGCAAGGACAAGGACCAGGATTAGAAAATGAAATAATAAAACTTTCATTGGCTAAAGCAGGAGATTATACCGCATGGGCGGGTGTAGAACAACCAGAAAACTGGGCAGGGCAAAGTTGGGGTAATTTCACTTTTTCTTTTTATTTAATTAACACCTATGACCCAGAAATAGATATTTATAATAATTTTACATTTTTATACACCTTTTTGCGACAAAATATATTAGAAAGACCCAATGCGATTGTTTATGTACCCCCTTGTATATATGAAATAGTAATACCTGGCATTAAATATATTCCTGTTGGTGTTGTTAATGATTTGAAAATAACAAATGTAGGGGCAATGCATAATCATTTATTACCTGAATATGGGGTTAAATTTAATATACCAGATGCGTGGCGGCTGGATATTGGTATTCATGAAACTATTCTTGAAAGTCGTCGATTATTAGATACCGTTTTAGATGAATCATATAGTAAAGTTAGTGCAGTATTGAAATGAATAAACCATGAAACATAATGATATAAAAAATATAACAAAAAAATTATATACTGTAAATATGGAAAACATATTTAATGTATATATTGACAATGAATTATTAAGTGATAAATATTTTTATAATATGCTTAAAACTGTTATAATACCTTCTGATTTAAATAAAAAATTATACGAAGAATATACAGTTATAATGGGAGACACATGGCCTAAATTGGCATATAATTTTTTTGGACAAGTTGAGGCATGGTGGATAATTTGTATTACAAATAATATATATAATCCATTAAATTTTCCGGAGCCTGGTAGCATATTAAAGATATTAAATAGAAATGCGGCACGACAAATATTAACTGTAATTAATGAAAAATAATGGGATTTAAAACTACAACAAAATTTCAGAGGGATGCATTTGGTAATTTAACCAATAAATGTTGGGATGGACTTGGAGCCAATCCATTAGGAATTCCAAGATGTTCTAATGAGGGTGGTGAAGGGAACCAACAAATACCCCCACTTGGTAAAGAACAAATATCAACAGATCAAAATAAACTTGAAGGTAGACAAGAATGGGAATATAAAATTCAAATATTAGATATGGGACAAGGTTATGATAAATGGATTGATCCTGCTAATGTTCGAGAAATGTATTATGAAGAAGATTGTTTTACAGCATTTAATAGAGGATATATTGTTTTAGAAGAAAGATTTGAAGGATTACAACGTGAACCACAAGATTCTGAAATTCCTACGTGGACCTTTAGAAATGATGGTAGAGATGAAATTAGATTTGGATTAAAACCACTTACAAATGAAACAGATTTACCACCAGAAGTTTGGGAATTCGAAAACATATATGTAATATATGACAAAGAGGATTTGGGGGGTTCTGCAAAACATAAAGTTCGTAAATATTATTTTTGGGATAAAAATTATCAATTATTAAGAGAAAGAAAAATACAATGGAGTACTGCAACTGGAACAAGATTTATATCTCCCATACCTAAAGAGCCTACGACTCATGCGTCCGATTTAGAACGTTCAATGTATACGGGTGAAGCAATAGCCTCATTATTATATGATGCAGGATTTGGAGATTATATTGATTTTGAATATTGGGATTGGGGTGGAAGTCGGATTTTTTATACAACTAAAGCAAATGAATCTGTTTGGGAAGCAATTGAATATATTTTAAAAAAACATGTAGACAAAGAAAAATTTGACCAATGTAGATTTAGTAGAAATAGATGGACTCGCAAATATAAATTAGAACCGTATTGGAAAATATTTATGCTTGCGGGTAAAGGCGATCCAGGTATTTATCAAAAAGAACACATATTTTTTGAACAAACTGCCGATCTTAAATATAGTGTAACAAACATATTAGAATCAAATTATTCAGACGGGACCATAATTTCTCCATGGAAAGCACCATTAATTGAAGCAAATAGCCTTGACATAGATATAAAAGCCAATGAATGGGGATTTATAACAGACTACCAATTCATTGATATGGCTGGAATAGATAACTCCATCGCAATGGTTACTAAACCTGTACATACACATTGGCATAGAAATAATCAATTTATTATGAACGTTGAGACAAATGAAATTGAAAATATTCGAGAAGATTTTATAAAATCACAGCGTTTAGATTATATAAAGGGTAATTATCTTTTATATACATTGAACAAAACAAAAAAAGATCAAATAGCAATTGACCCTAGGTATGATTTATCAAGCAATTTGAATGTAATAGATGATTCAATAACACGATTAAACAGCGGAAGAAATGAAACAGCTTTTGCTAATTTATTTTTAAATCAAGCAATCGGTATAAAAATGTATGGTAGTACACATAGAATCGCCGGGATGTTTATTGGCATTGATAGAATTGGTTATTCTGATAATGATTTTGATTGGAAAATATGCGGACAATGGTACGTTGTTAGAGTTGCACATGAATTTGTTCACGATAAATATACTAATAAGTTAATAATGGTTAAATTACATGCATATGACGAATTTAAAACACCACCCAATGAGGATTTAATAACATGAGTTTACTATTTACAGCAATGTTTCCATTACCACCCGGTATACCAGAAGGAAAAGAGGGTAAAACTCTTAAATTCTTAAACCCCACTACTGATATACCTGATAAAATTATTGATAGGGGTATAGTAGATGCATCTATATTTGTTTTTCATCCAAATGAAAGTAAAAAATGGAATGATGAAATAATGGACCCATATAATTATATTAATATGGTTGATTCTATAGATCTTCAAGGTGCAAAGTGCTTTGTAAATTGGGAACACAGTATTTTATCACAAATACATAAAATACATAATGAGTTTTATATTGGTGGACTACCATATAGAACCATTTATTTAGAACGTTACAACTATGATACAGTTGAAGAAAAAATTATTGATAGCCCAATTACAATTGGTGGAAGAACACATAAAACGGATAAAATTGCTGTAACACCAGATCTTTTAATGGACATAGAAATAAAAGAAGTGGAGGATGTATTTGAAATATCTATGCCTGTAATTTCAAATCCTCTTACTGATGCAATAGTTAATGCTCAATTAGATACTGTTAAAATAGGTGCGCCTGCAAATGGTTATGATAGACCGTGTACTCCTGTAGCAGGGGTAACAACAGCAAAATATCCACCAGAAACACGTAAATGGATACATCATTTGAGATATATACACCCCAAGATAGATGAAAAAATACAGAATTTGTTATTATTTAAACCAGTATCAGAACATATGGGTGAAAATGTTATAACATATAATTCTGATACTAATGCAGTAGATGTACATAATTGGAAACTTCCCACAACAACACAAAGTAATTTAATTACACCTTATTGTACTTTTGCATATCCAAATGCACATATATTGCGAGAAATTATTAGAGAAAGAATGATTTCTGAAGAACCCGATGAAATTAATATCTCATGGACTAAATTAAATTCATTAATGCATGATTGTATGGCATCGGAAATTGATTTAACAACTGAACCTGGAACAGGATTATGGTATATAGGAAATAGAGATCCGCGTGAATCACATGGATTATTATATGTAAATGATATATACCATCCATCGGATTATATAGATCCCATTAAAATGCCTGTTGCAGATGCTTTGTTTGCATATTTAGTTGATGCATGTCAGTTAGTTAATCATATGTATCAGCTTTATAATAATGTCAAATCTGATGGGCGTGAAACATTATATTCGGCAATTATGACGAAAAACGTTGTTCAACAATGGTCAATATATGAAAGAGCTGCACCAGAAAGTAGTAGCGATCCCGCCCCAATTGCCACAGACTTTGCTATGGGACGATGGGGTTACCGCGGTACTGAGGTGAATATATACGATTGGGATGTAAATATTGGTCTAGAAGTAGAAGGAACATATCCACGGAAAAAATTAAATTCTGGGCAATTTAATGCTGATTTATTGGGTAATAAAATAACTAATACTGTAACAAATTATATAGATGATAAACATTTAATACCAGAAACAGAATTAGTTAAACCCCCAATATTATAAAGTATATATTTATGAAAAAATATTTAGGAAATTATTTAGGAATAGTTATAATGAACACAGACCCTGAAAAAAGAGGGCGCTGTAAAATCTGGGTTCCACATGTTAGTGTGACTGTTTATGAAAATTGGAATAAGGATAAATTAGATAAAAATTTTATTTTTCCTGATAAAACAAATGCTGAGGATTTAGATAAGATTATTCCAGAATTAAAACGAATTTTACCTTGGGCTGAATGTGCGATACCACTATTTGGAGGAAATGCATCTGCTCGATATTTCGCATTAGACCGAAAAGGCACTTCATCTGATAGTAACTATTGGAAAGATGATTTTTATATTGAAGGAAAACGACCATCTGAAATCTTTAAAGATTCTTATCCTGATGCTTTTTCTGAAGTTAATAATGTAGGTAATAGATTTGTTAATCCACATTCGCATCAATATAAACCGAGCGCATATAGTAATTTAGCTAGGGGATTATTTACGATACCTAATGTTGGTGCTCATGTTTGGCTTTTCTTTCAAGATGGTGATCCTAAATATCCTGTATATTTTGCAAGCGCGGCGGGTGAAGAAGATTGGAAAAGAATATATACATTAAATCAAAATACGGGTGAAGAATTAGAAGACTTTGCATCTCCTGATTATCCACAGAGCTTTGAAAATGTCAATGTGGAAGATGGTGGTTTTTTAAATACTGATACAAAAACATTTAGATCTAAAACAGTATTTAATAGTAATAAGCATACTATTGAATTAATTGATACAGACCTTCGTGAAATAATGAAGTTTACTCATTATTCTGGATCCTTTTTAGAGTTTAATAATTATACTACATCGCAATTGGCAGTAGGCAACGATCAAAAATTGGTAATTGGTGATCAATTTTTAACAGTTAAAAAAAATCAAAGTATATTTGTTCAAGATCATGTAGACCAAATTATAGGTGGAGATCATTTTAGAACTATTGGTAGATTTGATAAAAATGTAGTAAAACAAATATATGATATACTAAAAGATATACATGATAGAAAAAGATTATTTGAAATTAAACGCACAGCTGCTGTTGCAGATGATAACGGAACATGTGGAAAAACATATGAAAATAAAACAGGTGTTTCGCCATTACAAACAAAGGCGGGTGGTCCAGCCCCCTGTCCAACTTGTTGTGCTGGAAAAATATATCGTATAGTATTTAATATAAAAGATAATCTTGTACCTCTTCTATGTTCTCCTAATATTATAGTTCCTGGAGTACACCTTATAGAGGATAAAACGGGTGCATGTGGAACTAAATGGGTGCTGCCATGCAAAACATGTTGTGGTACTGGATTGAGCCCTAGTACACAAGACGGTGGATGGGCTGCAGATGGGCTTAAACAGGGATTAGCTGGGTATATAGCTAGCAAACAACCTGAATTGTTTCCATTACAACGATTATTGGGTAATGGTGGCAACGAAATTGTAACTATACATGGTAACAAAACAGAAACAATTGGACAAATATTTAATGACTTTATAGGTTGGAGAAAGGACCCCGTTGGAAAAATTCGAGTAGCGGGCGTTGCGGTAGACCCTGAAGGTACATATGAATATATGAAGCCCGCGCCAATTGTTGAAAGTGTTGATGTCGACCATTTACCTGGTGGTGATTATCATGTAACAGCTAGTAACCAATATAGATTATTAGTTGGTGGTGGCGGTGTGCAAATTAAAACAATGGGAAATATAGATGTATATGGCGGTATAATTTCAATTGCAGGTGAACAGGTTAATGTAAGTTCTAAAGGTGAAGTATTAATTGATGGTAAACAAAGAACTGCATTATATGGCGAAAATATATCTCTTAACCCCACTGATTATGGCCAAGCTGTTATTAATGGGGGTTTGGGTGTTACAAGACAATTAGTTGTAAATGGAGGAGCCGCAATTGAAGGAGAATTATATGTCCATCATATAACAGCACCTGTAGAATTTCAAACAACTGAATGTGCGGATAGTTTAAAATGTTCTACTTTAACACCTTGTATACCTATAGCGTTGGTTCCTGTTCCACCAGTTGCCGGGGCAATTGATTTTCCCTTGGCAGCTTCAACAAATGCTGCAATTGCAGTGATTAATGCTAATATAGCAATATTAATGTCTTGGTTAAATTTACATACACATTTTATGCCCCAAGTACAGCATTTTCACTATTTTAAAAATGTACCACTAGATTTATATGATACTAGTGTTGGGGTTAGAGAAGATGCAGTTGCTGCACATGTTAATGAAAATGTACAAATGCCCGCTAAACCCGTCCGGACACCTATCCCAAATACTTGTATAGTGCCGTGTGTATGCCCAGGTGTACCGCCTGTCAACTTGGCCATGGAATCAACAAGAATAGTTGGACCAACAAATGCTTAATACTATTAAGAGCGGTGAGGCGCTATCATTTTAATAAACGTGTCATAAAATAATTTTTGCACCGCATTAATATCGTTTTTACTTGTTGCATATGACATAATTACTTCATTTCCTAATAGATCATGTGCAACAATAATATAATTTTTTAAATATTCAGATAATAAAGGGGGAAGAGACTCTATGTCTTTTTGACCCTCTTTCATCAAAATCATTTTTTTAGTTTCTTCTTCAGAAATATGTTTAATTACACTACTATTTGATAATTCTTGCAGCAATTTTTCTGTTATTTTATCAATTTCGTCGTGTTTTGATTTTTTATTATCATTCTTCATGTAATTATTTACCCAAAAATTGATAAAGAAACTTTAATAAACTTTTATTTATCTGAAGAATCTTTTATAGTTTTTTTACCGTAATTAGGTGCTTTATTATTAATTCCCCATTTAACTAATTGTTCAACTAATACTTCAAATGAGCTAGTTCTAATCTTATATCGCCCGGGAATAAATTTATCACCATCAAATAGTTCGAATGTACTACTACCTAATTGAGGGCCATTTTCATAATGTTCATTAATATAACAAGTACAGAAAATACTTGCCCCACCTGGATCAATAATAACCGTCCATGCCCGTGAATCTGCTTGATTATAATTACTAAATATTCTGTCTACAATGTATCCAGAATCACGTAAACGTTTAATAAAGTATCCTTGAGTCCTAATATTATTAGCCATTTTTATTCTCCTTTTTATTATTTAACTAATGCTGATGCTACATATTTTAAAACACAATTATTACTGATAAGTTCCATTAATAATATTTTTGTTTCAACATTAACTTTTATATTAATTAAGTCAAATTTAATACCTGATAATTTTCTAAATACATCTAGACTTATAGGTATATTATTGAAATTATTACCAATATATGATTCTGCAATTTGTATATCAACGTTATCTATATTAGGCTTGGTTTTGTCTGTTAATTCTCCCCTAATTCCATTATTGACACATGATAAATACAATTTATTCGAATCTTCTGCAAATCCAGAAACCCTCATAAGTTCATCTAATTTCGATTTAGACATTGAAAATTCATTTTGGAATGTTAAATTAGATATTTTGGCAACATTTATAGGCGATTTTCTTATTACCCCGTCATCCATTAAATGAAATTTAAAATTTATATTATTAGATTTATATGTTAAATTGTTACTGTTAATTTTTAATATGACTTCCTTTTCTTGTATACATTCTAATAATCTTATAAATTTACGTATATCAAATATGTTTAAATGTGTTTCCCCTTTTTCATCTAATCCCGTAGAAATATTCATGTTGGCATATAATATGATGGAATTATCTTTAGTATTGCAAATACTGCTAGCAGATTGATTAGTAATATCAATTATACACCCTTTATTAATATCATCGTCTCCAACTATTTTATTAAGAGGCATTAAAAATTCATTAATAAAGGCAATGCGATCTAATTTAATTTGCATTTCTGTTCGCTCGTTTTATACGGGTTATTTGTTGATAATTTGACAATAATTTCTTTTTTAAATCTTCTGTTATTTTTCTCAAATCATTATACATTATATTTAACTTATTTACACGGTCTTCTAACGATTTTATTTCATGTAATAACCCGGATATTTCATTGTTTTTACGCGGTTCAACTTGAGGTTTATGGTTAGATATAGGTTTCATATTGATCAATCAATTCTATTACTTGTCAATTCGTCTAATTTTGCGTTTATTTCACTAATAAGCCTATAAATCTTACCAATTTCTATCCTATTTTTTATTTCCAATTCGTCTAATTTATTGTCCAAATGCCCAAACCATTCAGATATGTTTGTGGGTGGTTTCTTTTCATGAATATTAAGTGGAAGTTCTAATTGTACTGCCGTAGTATTATTTTGAGATTTAGGCTGTTCTGAAACAATAGGTGTCGGTGGTTGAGGAACAGGAATTAACAATTCATTTATAGGTTTAGATTCTATTATGCCTCGAGCCACATTATCATTATGGTGACTTGGTGGTGTGGGTAATCTTTGTGGTTGAGGAATGTTTCTTAAAAATTCCTGTGGATTTAACCGGTTTGCTTGTGGTTGTTGTGACGGTCTATTAGTAGTTTGTTTATCTACGTATTTTAAACCAGAAGCTAATTCTGCTGCAAAAAAAGCAGCTGCAGCAGAATCACTACTATCAATTATGTCGTCTATGTTTCTCATTATGTTAAGTTTCTACCGGCACTAATTACACTA